TCGGAATGGAAGTCAGCACAACCGCAGCCATCTGAAGCAGAGATCGAAGCCGCTCACGCTGAATGGCAAGCGGAATTTGACGCACAAGAATACGCCCGCAACCGTCAAGCAGAATACCCAAGTATCAATGAACTGGTAGTTGCTCTCTGGGAAGGCGTTGTAGAAGAGCGTATGGCATCAGTTACTCAGCTTGAAGCAGAGCGTCAGGCAGTTAAAGCAAGGCATCCAAAGGTATAAATTATGAGCGAAGTAAAAACTAACAAGGTCAGTCCATCGACAGGAACTGCATTTACGTTGGGAGATAGCGGGGACACATTTACTGTGGATGCTGATGTCCTCCAAATGGGTGATAACATCGTTCAACGTCCGGTGATGAAGGATTATGGTGAGACAGTAAACGCTATAGGGGCTATTGGCGGTGGCGCACAAGACATCGACCTAACCCTTGGCAACGTTGTTACAGGCACGGTTGATACGTCCGAAACCACGTTTACCTTCTCCAATTCTCCAACTACAGGTACAGCGGGATCATTTACTCTGATCCTCACTAACGGTGGAAGCCAGACTGTGAACTGGCCCGCTGCTGTAGATTGGGCGGGTGGATCAGGGCCGTCGCTCACAAGTTCAGGTATAGACATAATCACCTTCACCACTATTGATGCGGGAACAATCTGGTATGGGTTTGCCGCCGGTTTGGATATGGGCTGATGCCACTAGGGTTTCACAAAGCAACACTGTTTGGTGTAGCGGGAGTCAGCACAGGAGATGTAGTTCTGCTCCACGATCAGGATTATTCCAACGTAGCATCAGCATCAATTACGTCTGGGATTGACTCAACTTACGGGGAATATATCTTTAAGTTTTACAATATAAATCCGGCTACGGATAATGCACATTTTCAATTTCAAGTAAATGCTACAGATGATCCTGGTGGTGATTACGACGTAAGTCTTATAACCAGTACATATTTCCGTGCAGAACATTATGAAGATGATAGCGCTACTGGCCTTGCTTACCGTACAGGTGAAGACTTAGCACAATCTGCTAGTTTCCAAATATTGGCTCAGGGAGTAGGCAATGGTGCCGATGAAAGTTGTGCCGGTACTATGCACCTGTTTAACCCCTCTAGTACAACTTATGTAAAGCATTTTTACGCAAGATTCAGCAATATACATTATATTGATTTAATGCAGGAGTCTTATGTAGGTGGATACATAAATGACACAACGGCTATTGACGACATTCAATTCAAAATGTCATCAGGAAACTTCGACGGCACCATCAAAATGTGGGGGGTGAAGTAATGGCAATGACACTGCTAGCAGATAACACTGCCGACACAACTGATCTTGCTAGTGTTGAATTTACTTCCGGCATAGATAGCACCTATAAACTTTATATCTTTAAGTTCATTGATATAAATCCCGCAACAAATTTAACTAGATTCAATTTCCAAGTAAACGCTTCTGGTCAAACTGGTTTTAACGAAACCATGACAACGACTTATTTTGATGCTTATCACTATGAGTCTGGCGACCCATACGGTCCAGAGTTACGTTACAACACGGTTGGTGATCAAGCGCAGGGAACATCATATCAAAATTTAACGTCTGGCTTGGGGAGTGGTTCTGACGAGTGTTGTGGCGGTGAGTTGCATCTTTTTAATCCTTCGAGTACCACTTATGTGAAGCACTTTTACGCAACAATTAACGCTGTCTATCCTGCGGCGGGTGCTGATAGCGCCGCTACATTTAATAACTTTATCGCAGGGTACATAAACACAACATCAGCAATAGACGAAATTGATTTCAAGATGACCAGTGGAAACTTTGACGGCATCATCAAGATGTACGGAGTTGGCTAATGGGTATACCAACACTGATTTCAACAAGTACAGGAAGTGGGGCTTCTTCTATAGATATTACATCTGGAATAGACGGCACTTATGACGAATATATGTTCGTTTTGATTGATATGTACATTACTGCTGATGCACAGGAGGTTTTATTTAACGGTTCTACAGATGGCGGCTCAAACTATAACGTAACGAAAACAACAACTCACTTTTACGCTTCTCACAATGAGAATGACGCAGAAACTCAGTTTCAATATGCAAGTTGGTCGGATTTAGCTCAATCAACGAGCAACCAAGTGCTTACTGCCCAACAAGGCGATGATGCGGACGATAGTGCATCTGGCATCCTTACGCTTTACTCGCCATCTAATACAACATACGTCAAGCATTTTATGTCAAGGATGCAGGTATCTAATTACACGCCGAGGTCAAACGATCATTTTGTTGCAGGGTATTTCAATACAACAAGCGCAATTGATGCTATTACTTTTGTCCCTACGTCGGAAACCCTGAGTGGTACGGTTCAATTATACGGAATTTCATAGAGGTAACTATTATGGCAAGACACAAAATGGTCAACGGTGTGAGAGTTGATTTCACACCAGAAGAAGAAGCGGCGCGTGATGCTGAAGAGGCAGCATGGGCGGCAGGTGCTTTTGATCGTGCCATTGCAAGGTTACGCGAAGATCGTAACCGCAGACTTGCGGCTACGGACTTACACGCTCTCCAAGACGTAACCCTGACTGAGGATATGCGGGATTATCGACAAGCACTGCGAGATTTACCGGCAGGGTTAAGTACGGTAGATGACGTAAATAATGTGGTGTGGCCCGAGGAATAAATTATGGCACTAGAAAGCGCAGCATTTATTAGCGGTCTTGTAACCGCAAACCCGCCAGGAACTGACGCGATCAGTCAGGGCGATGACCATATTCGCCTCATCAAAACTGTCTTAAAGGCAACACTGCCTAACGGCTATCAGGCTATGAATGGTATTCATACGAGTGAAGGAACTGCCCCAACATCCACTTCAGCGGGTCAGTTATGGTTTGATACCTCGGTTAATCTCCTCAAGATGAGGAACGAAGCTGATGATGGATGGATAGTTCTTGACGCATCTGAGGGCGCTAGGGTACTAGAGGTGACCCACGGTACAAGCGCTTCATCCCTACGTCCGGCCGACCATGACACTTATGAGAACACTGGGATGTCTATTGCGCCAGTCAAGATTTCATCTACGAGCAACCTGTATATACAATTCACAGATTATATAAACACAGCGTGTAACTTTACCTCATCTTCTGTTTGTAGTGTGACAGGGTATTTGGGAGCGGACGATGCTGATCCCGCAACCATCATAGGAGGGACCAGTGCTTATGTAATGGTACTCTCTGATGACGTTGGGGAGGGTTCAGGAGTAACATGGGATATAAGTAATACATTCTCCAGAACCTTCAAGGTTACCGCTGCTAACTGTCCTGATGGAACAACGGGAACCAACACATTTAACTGGGTGTACAAGACAAACAACCGTGATCAACTTACGCTAACAAATCAGGCTTCATGGATGGTATGGGAGGTAGAAGAATAATGGACCTAATGACATTAAGTTGGATTCTAGGGAAAATACCCCCCGCTGCAAGTTTTAATATCTTAGCTGATGAAGTAGATGAGTCTAATTATGGGAGTGATGTGGTTTATAAAGACCCCACATTAAAGCCAACTTGGGCGCAGGTGCAAGAGGGTGTAACTCCGCAGCAATGGGTTGTAGTAAGAGGGCAAAGAATTCTAAAGCTACGCGCATCTGATTGGAGCGTACTTCCAGATGTCCCTCTAACCACAGAGAAAAGAGAAGAGTGGGAAACCTATCGACAGGAATTGAGGGACGTTACTGACCAACCCGATCCATTCAATATCAACTGGCCCACACCGCCCGAATAATGCAGTTAATACCCATCAATGATGTTGGGAAGGTAGGGATAATAAGGGATACTCCTCCTTATCAGCTACCCCCAAATGTATGGAGCAACGGCAATAACGTTAGGTTCCTTGATAACGGCGTAAAGAAATGCGCGGGTTATGAGGAGGTCTTTGCTACCCTACCCTTTGGCCCCTATCAGATATTTCCCTTCCTTGATAACGGCGGGACGTATTATTGGCTTGCGTTTGGGCTAAACAACGCCGCAGTATGGACGGGCAGCGCATGGGTAGACATTACCAGACAGAAAACAGGGCAACTGAATGGGGCGTTGTCTGCCACTGACACAACAATAGTCTTGGATGACACATCGTACTTCCCCTCTTCTGGGACAATCGCTATCGGCACCAATGAAACTGGGGATGCCTCTACTAACTTGTATGAAGAGATTGCTTACGGCGCTAATAATACAGGAACCAATACTTTAAGTACCCTAACGGTGGTAAACGCCCACCCAGATAATGAGACTGTTACTCCTGTTGGAACTACAGCCACTGGAGACAATCCGTATAGCGCAACCACCGCAGAAAATTGGCGAGTAACCATACTTAATGGGATGTTGGTTGCCACTAATGGTTTTGATACCGCTCAGATGTGGCCTCTATCTAGCGGGGTTCCGAGTACAACCATCCCTCTCAGAGAGTTGAAAAACTGGCAAGCCTCTACCAGTTATTGCAAATCTATCTCTGCATTTAGAACCTTCCTTGTAGGGCTTAATTGGCAGGTAGGTGGGGTTGAGTACCCCAACATGGTCAAGTGGTCAACGGAGGCATCCGCATTAAACCCGCCTAATTCGTGGGACGAGACTGATGCAACCCTTGATGCGGGAGAATACCAACTCACCGATACCCCTGGAAAGATAATTGATGGGCTGCCTTATGGAGATTCGTTCTTAATCTACAAGGAAGACTCGATCTACATTATGAACTATGTGGGAACTCCCTACATCTTCTCATTCAAGTTGTTGTCCCCCACCATAGGGCTACTGGCAAAGAATGCTGTAGCCGAGTTTGAGGGTGGACATTTCTTTGTGGGAAACTCAGACTGTTATGTAACCAACGGTCAGCAGGTAACCGCTCTCCTGCCTAACAAGCTACGCAGGGAGATGTTCTCTGACCTGAACGGAGACAACTACCAGAAGGTCTTTGTAGCCGCAGACTATGGACGGAATGAGATGCTCGCCTGTTATCCTGCGGGAATATCAT